CAACCAAAACCTAAATGCAAAGAATGCGGAAGGGAGTTGGAGTAGTATGGTGTTTATTTTAAAATATCTATTTATTATTTCTTCCATTGCCGTAGTAGTTCTTCCAAGCGCAATTGGTTGGTGGTATATATCTTCTGGTAATCAAGCATTCTCTGTCCCATTTGAATATTGGATCATACCTTTCATTTATTTATTAGTATTTACTGTTTTAATTTTTTATAAATAAGTATGACCTGCCCACAATGCGGTGAAGAGATGACGGAAGTTGCTTTTTACCGTAACCTTAAAATTACGAAAGCGACTAAAAAAGACCCGATTATTTCCGAAAGACCATTTATTTGGGAAAAACAGTGTCCTAAATGTAAAACAATTAAAGCTGAATAATATGTACAAAACAACAAAAAATCACCCCTATCTGAAAGAGGGGTTAAAGATAAAATTCAAAAAAGAAGAGCTTAGCACAAGGTCAATCATTTATCTAAGAGATGAAGATGACCTTATTGCATACGTTATGACCGACCACATTGTTGACCACCCAGACTGGTTTGAAGAAGTAGATGAAAGATGGAAGCCGCAAAAAGGAGAATTATATTATTTTATAGGTTCAAACTTGGAAGTTATGGGAACTGGATTTTATTCAGCAGTTGACCAAGAATATTATGCAATAGGTAATTGCTTTAGACTTATAGAAGAAGCCGAAGAAAAAGCTAAACAAATCAGAGAAATTCTTAAAAAATAGGTATGCAATATAAAACTACCAGAAACCACCCTTATCTACCAGAAGAAACAGAATTGGTTAAATTAGAAGACGGAAGTTATCAGTGTGGCAATGCAAACGTAAAAATAAGCGATGAGGAGTTAAAAATAAAAGAGTGGTACGATGAAATTAAATAAAAAGTTATGAACAGTTTAACTTTTACCGCCGAAGTAAAACGTGGTATAATAGATATATCAAAAAAGGTTAGTTTTGATGACGGAGAAGTTGAGATTGTTATCAGGAAAAAGAAAAATACACGGACAGAAAAGCAGAATAGAGCATTGCATTTATGGTTTACAATGCTCGCAGAAGCGTTAAACGATGCTGGATATGATATGAAAAAGACTCTTAGACAAGATGTGGATATTCCTTGGACTTCAACAACAATAAAAGAGAATCTGTGGAGACCAGTTCAAAAAGCGTATTTTGATGTGCAAAGCACTACAAATCTTGAACGCAAGCAGATTGATAAAATATTTGATGTTATCAACAAGACTGTTGGAGAGAGAACTGGTGTGTATGTTCCTTTTCCTTGCGAAGAAGAGATGAACAAGATATATGTCGGATAAAAAAACAAGGTTAAAGAAAAAAGCCGACAGGGCAATGCAGCAGTATTATATTAAGTTAAGACCATTCTGTTTAGTCTGTGGAGCACCAACGTCTTGCCAGCATCATTATTTTCCGAAGAGTATGTCCTCGGTTTTAAGGTATGACGAGGAAAATTTAATCCCTCTTTGTGCAGGATGTCATTTAGGTGTTCACAGTAAAAGCAATCCAAACATCAATAAATGTATTTTAGAGAAGAAAGGGATGGCGTGGCACGATGATCTTGAAAGAAGAAGACACGCAATTTTCAAAGATTCGATTAAGTATTATGAAGATATAATTAAAAAATATGAAATGCGATAACTGTCAAATAACTTGTACTGGTAAAAAGCTGAAAGAATTAGGCTTTAATAAAATTAAGTGTCCAAATATGAATAAATCAGAAATGATGAAGGAGTTTAATAAAAAATACTGGTCGAGCATAAAAAAGGAAGAAAGATCAGAACAGATGCGTAATTTATCAATTATAAGATGGGAAAAGTATAATAAAAAGAAATCCACAGTTAAGAAACTTGCCAGTAAATAATAAAACATTGTATAATATATACAGATAGACTATTTAAGCGGCAGCAAGTAAGCAATAATTCGTGCAATAATATGCAGGAGTTGTTGCTTAAGTGGTCTATGACAAAGACAACTTCAGACATTGAAATAAAAGGGAAAGTATATAAAGCAGAACTAGGCGTAAATGAAGACGGCTGGTTTATTAAATTATCAGATAAAAAAGAAAGTGGTTACGATGACCATTACGACAAGGAGTAAATATGAAAGGAGAAAGAACAGATTTGCCGCCAAAAACTTGGCTGGAAGAAATGATTGAAAGAGAGAGTTTGCCTCAGACTCTAAGGACGGAAACAGTAGAGTCTTTTTGTGCAAGAGCTGGTATCTCCATAGGAACTTATTATTACCAAGCATCAAAAAAAGAAAACCAAGAGAAAATACTAGAATTATCTTTAAATATAGCTAAAAGAGAAGTCCCAGAGGTTTTAAAAGTTCTATTAGACAACGCTAAGAAAGGAAAGGAGAAGAGTATTGAGATGTATTTAGATTACGTGTTGAAACTAGCCAAGAACCTAGATTTGAAATCAGACGGCAAAGAGTTGCCACAGCCGATTCTATATGCCTTATTCAATAACAACAGCGACAAAAAAGATAGCGAGTCTAAAGAGGAGAATCAGAGCAGTGGCAGGGGGGACGAGTGCATCAAAGACAATATCAATTCTCCTATACTTAATACACTTAGCACAAACGGACAAGAAGCCAACACTAACGAGTGTAGTGGCGGAGTCTGTCCCACATCTTAAACGTGGAGCAATAAGAGATTTCAAGAGTATATTACAAGAGCAGAGATATTGGAAAGACAAACAATGGAACGAAACAGATCACATATACGAATTTGAGAACGGAAGTAAGATAGAGTTTTTTTCTTCTGATAACGGAGATAAATTAAGAGGAGCAAGAAGAGATAGATTGTTCATCAATGAGGCGAATAACGTAGCAAAAGATGCTTTTGACCAGTTGGAGGTTAGAACAAAGGAGCTTGTATTCTTAGACTGGAATCCAACAAACACGTTTTGGTTTTATGATGATGTAATTGGAAAAAGAGAAGACGTGGAATTTATAACATTGACTTATTTAGATAATGAAGCACTAAGCCAAGACATTAGAGAGGCAATAGAAAGACGTAAGGTAAATAAAAGTTGGTGGCAAGTATATGGATTGGGACAACTCGGAGAGGTTGAAGGTAAAATATATAAAGATTGGCAGATTATAGAGGAAATACCACACGAGGCAAGACTTGAACGATACGGATTGGATTTTGGATATTCAAATGATCCAACTGCTATTGTAGGAATATATAAATATAATGGTGGATATATCCTAGACGAGGTTACTTATCAGAAAGGACTGTCTAATAAACAAATAGCTGATATATTGCTTAATCAACCTAAAGCGTTGGTTATAGCTGATAGTGCCGAGCCTAAAAGTATAGATGAGATAAAGTTATACGGAGTAAACATAATACCAACAGTTAAAGGAAGAGATAGCATAAGACAAGGAATCCAATATGTGCAAGACCAAAGAATAAGCATAACAAAGAGAAGCACAAATTTGATTAAAGAGTATAGGAATTATTTATGGCTAAGAGACAAAAGCGGAAAGATATTAAATGAACCTCAAGATTATCTAAATCATGCGCTAGATGCTTCTAGGTATGGACTAACAAGTTTTAACATTCAGACATTTAGACCATTATCAGGAGGAGGAAATAATATTTATATATGATTAGTAAATACGTTAAGCAAATTATAGACCATGCAGAAAAGGTAATAACCTTATCTGTCGGTAAAGGTAAAAACAAGAAATCGTTAAGTTTCAATTATTTTGAAACACTTAATAGAATAAACCATTACGTTAATAATGAATATTTAGATGGAAGCCACGATATCTTCTGGCAAATAGCAAATCCAAGAGTTGTCCATACAGCTAAGAACATTGATTTAGACACTAAAGATTTATACCCGTATGCGGATGGCGATGTTTCTTATCTGCAGACATGGATATTAAAAATGAAATTTTACCGATGGTTAGAAGATAACCATATGGCACTGCTTCTTAATTCAAGAAGTATTGGAATATCGGTATATGGTTCATATATCTGGAAAGTGTGCAAAAACAATGGCAAAACAGAACTTGAAGAAGTTAATTTGCAGAATATCTATTTTGACCAGACGGCAAAATCAATTAGAGAAGTTGATAAAGTACAGTTGCATACATTGACAGAGGAAGAGTTGAAGGCAAAGGCAGATGTTTGGGAAAATGTAGAAATGGTTGAATGTGAAGACGGATCTGCTGAGATATGGGAATTTTGGGGAAATTATGATGGTATATACAAGCAGGTAATTGGTTGGGGGTATGGAGATAATTGTGTCATTCTTTATGAGAAAGACGAAAAAGAAGATAATGACCCATATTACGATTATCATTTAGGAGAATATCAGGGAAGATGGTTAAGAGTTGGAGTTGTTGAAAGACTGTTTGATTTACAGGTAAGAGCTAACCAACTTGTTAACCAGAACGCAGAAGCGTCAAGAATAGCGTCATTATTATTATTGAGAACGGCTAATCCGGAACTTGTTGGCAATGTTTTGCAAGACGTAGATAATGGTGAGATTATCAATTCCGATGATTTACAACAGATTGGTATAAATAATGTTTCATTTAATAACTTTGTTGCTGAATTAAGAGAGATTGAGAACAAGGCAGACCAATTATGTTTGACTCCCAATGTTATTACTGGCGAACAGTCTCCAAGCTCTACTCCGTTCAGGAGTTTGGCAGTTACAACAAATGCCGCAAAGTCTGCATTTAGATTGATAAAAGAATCAATCGGAGAGTCAACTGGCTATTTATTGAAAGAACGTATTTTCCCAGAAGTTGTTAAAGAGTGGAACAAAGGAGAAATATTTGAATTATCAAGAGATGAAGCTGATATAAAATATTTTGAAAAACAGTTGAAGAAGTTGGCAAAGTATAAAACTTTTACTGAAAATGTGTTAAATGGGAAGTCTGTATATCCTGAGGATATGGAAATGGTGGAGAGGACAATAATGGAAGGGTTGGAAGAGATGCCAAAACGCATTGAGATACCGCCAAATTTCTTTAATTTCAAATTTCATATTAGGACAAACATTACAGGAGAGGCGATTGATAAAACGCAAAGGAATGATGCTTTATATAATGTTTTAACTTGGATACAGACAAACCCTCAAATTGTAAATATTCCATATTTTAGACAATATTGCGAAGAGAATGGTATAGATTATTGGAGATTGACTCCTGAACAGTTGGAAGCTGTAAAAACATCAAAGACACCTGCTCCAATGGCGCAACCAGATAAATTATTAAGTGCAATAGACACTGAATAATATGATTAAAAATTGCTCAAAGTGTGGGGCTTCTTATTCTGATTCTGATGATGAATACTGGTGTGAGTGCGGAGATAAGAATGCAGAGTTCGATGGAGTTTGTTGTTTCTGTGATGAAAAGTCTAAATATCACATAGATAGATATAAAAATTTTTATGGAAATAAAAGACTTATTACAAACTAAAGCCTGGCAAGACATAGAGGGCATATTTTTTGAAGAAATAGACAAGATGAAGCGAGATATAAACACGAAAGATAAGGAAATATCAGAGATTGGCAAGCAGTATGTGGCTAGGAGAGAAGCTGAAAAGATTGTTATGAGCGCACTAAACAGAATAAGACGATATGGGAAAGAATTAAAAACATCAGATATAAGCTACAAGTAAACAACTTAAAGAATCACCTTGCTTGATGATAAAGCGCTAGTCATTAAGGGGCTTGGTGATTCTACCTCTTAAAGGCTAGAGCCTCGTCATTAAGACGGGGCTTTTGAGTTATCACATCTCTTAAAAGTGAATTTAACCTTATTCTTTATGGAAAAAGAAAACGTCCAAGAAGACTTGGAATTAGAGGAGACAACCTCTCAAGAAACCGACAACGAACAAGTCGATAACACACAGGAGGAAGAAACTGATCAGGAAGAAAACGAATCGGTTGAATCCTACAAAGCTCGAGTAGTTGAGTTAGAACAGAAAAACAAGGAATTGTTTGCTCGACTAAAGCGAGAAGAAAAGAAACCTTTAAAAAAGACTAACACAGAACCGATTGCTGATCTTGATCTATTTGAATTTTTTTCTCAAGGTGGAAGCCGAGAAGATTACGAGCAGTTGCAAGTAATTATGAGAGGTAAAAACCTTTCAATGGCAGAAGCCAAAAAAGATGCTTTGTTTGAAGCGTATCTGAACAAGAAAAGTCAAGACAAAAAATCAGAGCAAGCACAATTAAACTCAAGACGAGTTGTAACGCAGGACACAAAGTTCAAGACTGGGCAGACTCGTGAAGAACATAAGAAGGCTTGGTTAGAGAGTATTAAATAGACAAGTAGGCTAGGTTCATTAAACGTATGACAGCAGGACTTGGTAATAGTCATCAGAGTACTACCACCCTTGCTACAATGATTCCTGAGATTTGGGGAGAACGAATCAACGATTTCTTCTATCAGGAATTAGTCTTTGCTCCTTTCTTCATTGATAGAAGCGAAGAATTAGTAGAAGGTGGCGATATTTTACACACTCCGACAATGGTTGAGATGAGTGCAACCGCAAAGTCTAACGGTACAGCAGTTACATTAAACGCTCCTACTGAATTATCAGCAGATTTGACCGTTACAACTTGGTACGAAGTTTCTTTCATTATTGAAGACTCAGAGGCTTCTCAGGTAAAACGTTCTTATAATTTGATGGAAGTTCAGGCAAAGGGTGCTGCTAAGACAGTTGCAACAACATTGGAAGCAGCTATTGCCGCTTTATTCGACAATTTCAGCTCTTCTGTTGGTGCTTCTACGGAAACATTGGCAGACTCTTCTATCCGAAGTGCTATTGCCACATTGGAAGCAAACACAAAGTCTCCTATTGATCCGAATGACACAGCTTTCTTTGTAAAGCCATCTGTATTCTGGAATCAAATTCAGGGATTAGACAGATTTGCATTGGCGCAGAATGCTCCTATCAATGACCCAGCGGCAAAAGTTCCAGCAGGTTATTTGTATGGCATTCCTGTCTATCGTTCAGTCAACGTGGCTTATATCTCCGGATCAACTGGTGTATATAACTGCTTGGCTAAGAAAGAGGCTATTCATTGGGCAACAAGACCGTTCCCAGTTTATGGCGACAATGGAATGGTTGGTGCTTATAATGTTCGTGTTCAATCAACTTATATCCCAGAATACTTGGGTGTATTGACCACTGCAGATGTCTGCTATGGTGTAGTGATGAACCGATCAACAGCTGGCGTAACAATCAAAACAAGTGCATAAATTATTTATTAAAATAATTTCCTTGGTTGGCTTGGCACTAGACCGCTAAAGCCAATCAGGTCTGGAAGGAAGTAGTATGGGCAAAGTAACAGTCAATTTGCTGACAAAAAAAACAGTAATGCTTAATAAGCAAGGAAACGTAGTTAGCGAAGAAACTATTGATTTAACTAAACCACAAGCTAATTTAGAGGCTAAAAAGTCAGCTAGGTTAGCAAGACTTGGACTTAAATAATATGAGAATAGAGTGTTTTAAAAACAAACGAATAAGTAAATTATTAAAGACGAAAGATAAATATATACAGGCTGGTAGAGTATTAAGCAAAAAGCAGGAAGAAATAGAGCAGGAGTTAAAGAAACTTGCCTTGCAGGTGCAGAAGATAAAAGACGTGGTAACACCATTGGTTAATGAAAAAATAAAAGAGCTTAATTTATCGGAATTAGATGAAGTTGCAAAAGTGTCTGTTGTAGGAGATGAGATTGAATTAGAAGTATATGATGTAGTAGAAGAGTTTACTAAAAATTATTTAAAGAAAAAACGTGAACAAGCAAATGCTCAAAAATCTAACACTGAAGGAGAGAATAAAGATGAATCAAGTTCTAACTTGGGACAGGGTGGCGACAATAAAGAAGGAACAGCAGAGAATAAAGAGGGTTAAGATGCTAAAGAGTAAACTTACTTTTGTATGATAAATGCTTATTTTATAGCGAACTTTGCTGACGGTTGTTATTATTACAGATGTTATCTTCCTTTATTACACAATGGCTGGGATGGTTCTTATATATCAATGCGTTCTGGTTTAAAAAGTTCTGAACAACAAGCACGAGAAGTTATGAAACAGCAAGTAGTTGTCTTCCATAGACCGTCAGATGTAAAGAAACTTGAACTGGCTAAGATGTTAAAATCGCAGGGAATAAAAATAGTTTTTGATAATGACGATAGTTACAAGGAACTCGGGGATAATATGAATTTTAAGGACGTTTTAGCCCCCCAGAATGCGATATTAGAGGAGTTTATGGGTATAGCCGACCTTTGCACCACAACAACAGACTTTCTGGCTGAAGAGTATCGTAGAAAGAACAGAAACGTGATTGTGTTACCTAACTTCATTGATCCAGATGATTGGGAGACTCCTAAAAGGAATAAAGGTGATAAAGTAAGAATAGGGTTGGTTGGGAGTGTTACGCACAATTCTGATTATGCTGAAATAAAGCCATTATTGGAAAAGTTAAGCAAAGATAATAGAGTGCAATTAGTTATAATGGGAATGAGGAATGTGCCTGAAGAATTTAAGCAAAAAATGCAAGATGAGATTGATTTTTGGGAAAGTTTAAATGTTGAGTGGGTTGAAAGTGTAAGAAACTATAAATATCAAGAAGCTCTTAATGATTGTAGGCTTGATGTGATGCTTATTCCTAGGCTGGATAATTACTTTAATAGGTGCAAGTCTAATTGTAAGTTCTTAGAAGCGTCAATGCTTGAAATACCTGTTATAGGACAAAGTTTCCCTGATGGATTGAGTCCGTATGATAATAATCCTGTTGTAAGAACAGCAAGTAGTCTAAGTGAGTGGGAAACTGAGGTTGAAAGATTGATAACTGATAAAGAGTTGAGACGAAAACTTGGTAAAGACGCTAAAAAATATGTATTAAAGAATTATAATATAAAGGATAAATATAAGTTATGGGAGGAAGCATACAAGTCTATTCTGCAATAGTCGGGAATATAGATTATCCTAGAAATGATATAAAAGTCTTTACGGACTTGATTGATATAAATCCTCGACGAAGTGCGAGAAAATATAAGACGCTTTCTCACAAATACATTGAAGCTGATTATTCTATTTGGATTGACGGTAACTTACAATTAAAGTTGCCGCCAGAGCAAATAATTGAAGAATTGGGAGAATTTGATATTGCGACCATAATCCATCCTATAAGGGATTGCGTTTACCAGGAAGCAGAAGCAGTAAAACAACTTAATAAAGACTTGCCTGAAATAGTTGACGCTCAGATGGCTAGATATAGAAGTGATGGTTATCCTGAACATAATGGTATGGTTGCGTCTAGTATGGTTGTAAGAAAACATACAGATAAGATTAAATTATTAAATGAAGCGTGGTGGAATGAGATTAAAACGGGAAGCCAGAGAGACCAACTATCATTTAATTATGTTTGCTGGAAACTTGGGATAAAATACAAATTATTAAGTGGAGAGTGGCAGAACAATAAATACTATACATATAACCAACATTATGAAATTTAGAGAGAGTGCTATTGCACATAAATATTTAGACGGATTAAAAGGTATAGAAATAGGTGGTTCTGCACATAATTCGTTTGGACTAGATACAATAAACGTAGATTACACTGATGATATGCACACTGTTTTCAAGATAAATGAAGAACAGTTGTGTGGTGAAAAGATGAACGTTGATGTAGTTGCTAATGGAGATGATCTACCATTTGAAGACGAAAGCACAGATTTTGTTATAAGTTCTCACGTTATAGAACATTTTTTTGATCCGATTAAAGCAATAAAGGAATGGTTAAGGGTTGTTAAAAAAGGAGGATATATTCTAATTATTGCTCCACATAAAGATAGGATTTTCGATTCAAACAGAGATTGCACTACGAATGAGGAGTTGATTAAAAGAAACTCAGGAGAAATAAAAATGGAAGATGTTGATAGGACTGGCTGGCATCACACGTCAACTGTTAGCGGGCTAGATTTTGAACTTCACGGACATTGGTGCGCTTGGACGACAGAGGCATTTAAGTCATTTTTGGAAATGTTAAAAGTAAATATAGTAGAGATTCAAGATGCTGATGATAAAGTTGGAAACGGATTTCTATTTATAATAAAAAAATAGTATAATATATATATGGTTTACAATGATACAACAAATAAACTTGGAATTATCCAGTCTTGTGAAAGATATACTGGGCTAGGAGACGCCATTATTTCTGGAAGCACAGATAAATTGATGGAGTTCACAGCATATTCAAATACAATATTGCGTAGATTATGGCATACAATTCACGAATCAACTGGATGCTGGGAGTATGATGATTCAAACGAAACTGATTTGCCACAAGCAACTGCAAATTTAGTTAGTGGAACTGCAAAATACGCATTGCCAACAGATGCTTTAACCATAAAGAGAGTGGAGGTAAAAGATAGTTCTGGTAATTGGGTTGTTTTAAAGCCTTTAATACGAGAAGAAATAAAAGTGGCTATTGATGAAGCCTTAGATACAGATTCGTTACCTGTTTATTATAGATTATTAGGTGATATAATTGAATTGTTTCCTGCATCTAACTATAACTCAACAAGTGGACTTAAAGTATATTACGACAGAGGTTCTGTCGCTTTTGTTTATACAGATACCACGAAAAATCCTGGAATAGCATCAGAATATCAGGACTTAATACCTCTTGGAGCGAGTATTGAATGGTTAGACATAAACCTCCCAGAAGACGCAAGAACAGCCAAGATGCAACTTAAATACGATAAAGGTATTCAGGAATTAAGGAGTTTTTATAACAAAAGATTTCCTGCCAAGAAGAAAGTAATGAGAAGACTTTATACTTCTTATAAATAATATGAGTTGGACTAACGATGAAAAACCTAGCGTATATTCCGATCCGATATGGTATTATTCAAGATTACCGTGGGACGAAACAGCGTTTTCTTATATAGAACTAATATGGCAATATACGCCAACAAATATTTGGACTAATGATTCAGTATAAATATGTCAACAATAACAAACCTAGAAAAAACTTCGACTGGAGCAGCCAGTCTAACAATAATCAATGATAATTTCGACAACTTAAATACCGATAAGCTAGAAAAATCAGGAGGGATAATGACCGGAGAACTTTCTTGGAACACGGTGGCAGCTTTGGGTTTAAAAATTCAATCTTTGACTACGGCGCAAAGAAACGTTTTGACTCCAGCTAACGGACATATTATTTATAACACAACAACAACACAGTTTGAGGTATACGAAAATGGAGCTTGGGTAAGTTTAAGGGGAGTGGCGGTTGATGCATCTACCATAGCTAAAGGAATTACAAAATTAAGCGTAGCACCGGCAGAAGCAACAAATCCGATTGCAGTTGGTGACAATGATAGCAGGCTACCTACTCAAGGAGAAAATGACGCATTGGCAGGAACGTCTGGCACTCCTAGTGGAACAAATAAATACGTTACTAACGATGACACGACAACTACAGCGTCAGCTGGCAAGCTAATTAGAGGCAAGCCGGTAACAGGTAAATTAGACGAATCTGTTTGCCAGACTACGGACGCTAATATAACTGACTTAACTGACGGCGGAGAAACAACTTTACACAGCCACGC